CAGTTCATTGTTTAAACCCGAAAAAACTAAGTCGATGCCATTGCGCTTTAGCTCTTCTTGTTCTGCTATTGAGGCAACACTCATTACGCCTTCGGCACCTAAGTATGTCTTATTTAGATAGTCAAAATCTAAGGCGCTGGTATTTAGTCGAATAACACCATCTGTAAAAGGAGAGGCAGTCCAGCCGGGAACATCTAAGGTAACAAAATAACACCGGGAGTGATCCCCCAGTTTATCAATTATCGTGTTGCTTGGATAGTTTCTACTCATTAAAATGCCTCTTGAAATGCAAAGCCTACAGACCCCAAAATCGGCGCTCTGATATCCCACATTGCTTGTTCGTTGTCGGTGAGGCGCATGACGCCGCGAGGCGCTCTATGTGTAAGATCTGCACCGCCCGAAACCGTGCCACGCAGGGCAGGGGCAAAGTTCAAAGTTGATGTGCCCGTGTTTGTAATGGTGGCGTCAGCGGTTACAATTTTAAGCTCAGTACCTTTGCTCGATGTTATGTGGAAATAGTCTCCCGTTTTGAACGCAGAAACCGTGCCGCTGATTGTTGAGCTTGAAGATGCTTTTTGTATAGAAAACGCTGTTTGATGGGCAGCAGTAGTGCCAGATGTTTTTTCTAGAACCACTGTTGCGGCTAAACCGGATCGAGGGACATCCCGTGATACATCACCAAAAGAAAAGGTGTTATGCGGCCCTTCGACTTGAGCCAAGAATGCTTTTAGCTTCTCTAAATCTTCGCCATCCAGGTTGTCCCAGTTTGTTGATCCATACCAGCGCGAACCGGGAAGGCGAACATATTGGCTTGAACCCGTAAACTCTGAGGTGAATGCTTGTGCCGATCCTCTCAGCCCAAAATTTATTGATGATGGCGCTTTGATGCTTGGAAAAGTAATAAATGCCATTATCTGCGCCCACTCATTTTAGAGATGTTCCCGCCATCTTGCATTTCAGCGTAGATGGATTGTTTTGTGCTTTCCGCAATCACGCCAGCGGCCTGACGCAACCTAGCTTCGGTCGTGTTATCAGCGTTAGAAAAGTCAAAGTTTTGAACAACGGTCATTCCACTACCACCACCTTTCATCGTTACCGGGATCGTCCGACCATCAGGCAGTGGCACATAAGCTTCTGGTGTTGAGCCTTCTCCAAACAGCGCCATTTGTGGGCTATTGGCAACGCCGCCTCTTGCATATGAGCGCAGGGGCATTGGGCCAGCCCCGGTCATTATCCCGCCATCAGCAAACCCAAATGCAGCGGTCATTGCTTTCATGGCAAACGCTTTGGCCATCGCAAAAGAGATGTCGATAATGATCTGATCTCTCAAGTCTTGGAAACTTACTTTCCCGCCCTTAATGAAAGTCTCCAGGGCATCAGTCGCTGTTCCAAATGCTCCGACTAATGAATTCTCAAGAGCGGCACCTGGACTGTCATAATTATCAGGGTCAAAATAGTCTTTTAGCGTATCGCCCGCTGCTAAGAACCCGTCTGTCAGTGTTTGCGGCCCGCGCTGGGCAGTTTTGCGCTCTGATTGAACACGGCGCATTTCATCTAGTAAGAACTCGCGCTCTTTGTTGCTGATGTTATCGTCGGTGAGTTTCTTCTCAATATCGCGGAGAAGGTTTTCTTCTGCTAGGGCGGCGTTGAATTTTTTGAGGGCTGTAGCGCCCCGCCGCATAGCATCGTTTTCCGCATCCATGTTTTGGATTTGGCGAGCTAAATCATCTATTTTTCCTTGCGCTCTTGCCTTTTCTTCTCTGGCCCTTGCTGCTTCTCTTGCCGCTCGTTGTCTATCTGCTTCAGCTTCGGCATCAAGTCGCGCTTGCTCAAGCTCAATAGCAAGAGTGACCTCTGTATTCAGCTTTTGCTGAAGAGCTAGGCGTAGAGTCTTCGTCAAATTAGAGGCGTTCTCAACACTTTCTCCAAGAGCTATTAAATCGTTATATGCTTTTTGGACTGTGTTATTTATTTCAATCTGCCCACTAGCCCTTTTTAATTCGGTTGTTCCTTGCAGTTGAGCGCTTGCAAGCGCAATTGTGTTAGTGGTCGTTGTAGAAATTGAGTCCTTCAGTTCTCTTAACAGAACTTTGTTTTTGTCTTTTTCGTCTTGCGCGTCTTTGTCTGCATCAATTTCTTTCTGGACTGTGCTAATGTGATCTTCGAGAACTCCTTTATTATCAAAAACAGCGATTGTGCTTTGATTAAATGCTGAAGCCTGTGCGGCTGTTGTAACGGTGCCTTTTACTATTGCCGCGTCTAATGCATCAACAACGGCGCGAGTTCTCTCAGCCGTTTGCATATATTTTTGCAATTCAGCTATACCTTCTTTGCCGGGATTTAACGCCAATGCCTCGGCATCCTCTCCGGCTCTTCTGGCTGAAACCGCACCGGGATTGCTCGTTCTTAACAAAGCTTCGTTACGGCGTTCTGAAAAATTGCCATAAGATGGGGGGCGGTAAGAAGGTTTAAGACCCCCCATTGCAAGCATTAAATCCGCTTGGCGCTTTTCGGGTGTTATCGAGTCAAACCCAAAGTCCTGATCCATTCCAATGCTAGTTTTTAAGCCAGTATGAGGGCTAGGACTATTTCCACCAACTGGCATCAAACCCCCGCCTGGATTGAAAAAGGCTTGAGCCGCATCTGTTCCTAGAGCAAATTCGGCAAATGCTTGCATGAGTGTTCTTGGCGCTTGTGTCGCTTGTTTCGATCCATCCTCTAATGTTTTAAGTGCTGGCCCCATGTTCATAGCAATATCGAAAAATGCATTCGCCATTTGCATAAAACTTCGTGCTGCATTTGCGCTTACGCTTCCAAGTCTTTCTAAGAACTGAATAGTGCTGGCCTCAGATAGCATCGCAGTTAATTCTCTGTTTGCTTCAGAAACGGCGGATGTGAAGCCATCATCGTTCTCTCCGCGCCCAAACGCATTGGCGGCTTCAAGTGTCGCGGTTGCAAGTCGAGCTTGTTCAGCCGCCAATCCTTTTGAAGCCATTCTGAGTTGATTTTCGCCGCCAGTGGCGTCGAACAAAGCATCTACAAATGGAAGAAAGAATTTTTCTGTTGACAACTTACCCTTTTCAAAGGCATCGTTTAATTCTTCGCCGGTCATGCCGGTTGCTTTGCGGAGCGCAGTCATAGCCACTGGCAAGCGGTCGCCTAATTGTAGTCTCACCTCTTCAGCCATGAACTTGCCTTTGGACAAAGATTGCTCAAAAGCTCGCACAACACCGGCTGTATCGGCGGCTGATCCGCCAAGGTTCCTCATCGATCCAGCGATTTTTGCAAACGCTTGATTTGTTTCATCGGTTTCAAAGCCAGCTTCTTTTGCTGCCATAATAAATCGACCAAACGGCTGACCAACTTCAGCTAAGTTGATACCTATCGATTTTGAAACGCCCCGCAAGAACTCAAGGTTTTTCCCAAATATTTCAGCGCTTCCAGACGCGGCTTGTATGGTAAATTGAAAGCGTTGAATGGTTCTTACGGCATCTAGTATTTCTCTAAAGCCTAAGATTGCAGTAATACCGGATAGTGCCACGCCCGTATTGAGAAGTATCCCGCGCAATCCAGAGAAGCTAGCTCCCAATCGGCCAGTGCGGCGAACCGCCGTGTCTACTGTCCCATTGAGGCCTCTAAACTTTTCCTGAGATGCATCTATGGCGCGATTGTACTTTTGTTGTGCCCTAACCATCGCTAGAGTTCTTTCCGGCCCGCCACTAGGCAACCCAGCAATATCACCCCTCAAACCTCGCAGGGCATTTGCTGGGCCAGATCCGCTATTAAATCCCGCTCTATCAAATCTTGCTTGTAGTCGGCTAGCTTGGCGTTCAGCGGTTCCT